GGGAGCGGAGGGAGGCGCGTGATGCACGTCGACGCAGGCAGGCTATCGAAGCGCATTAAGTTTTTGCGCAAGACGACGAAAAAGGACGCCGACGGCTACGACGTACCGGGTGAGCCGGAGCCCGTGCGCGAGACCTGGGCGCAGTTCTCGCAGACGAGCGGCACGGAGATGATCCGGGCAAACGCGGAGTTTGGCGAGGCGAAGGTCCGCTTTCTCACGCGCGCCGATCCCGCGCTGCTTGACCGTCGGCTCACGATCCACTACGACGGGCGCGACTATAACATTCTCTACGTCAACACCTACGGCGACGAGGGGAAGTACATGGAGTTCTGGTGCGAGCGCATCACGCAGGAGGGCAAGGTATGACGCTGAACGAAAGAATCATCGCGGTCGTGACGCCGATCGTGCCGGTGTGCGTGCCGGATCTGCTGGTCACGGAGGCGGGCGAGGCGCCGCCGGAGGAATACTGCACGTTTGACTACACGCAGACCGCCGGTCTTGCCGGCGACGACGGGACCGACGTCGGTCTCGCGCGGGTGCAGCTGCACTACCTTGCGCCGCTCAAGGCGTCGACCGTCGCCAAGCGGCGGGCGCTGACCGCGGCCATCGGGGAGACGGACGAGTTTTCCCTCCCGACCATTTCGCCGGCGACGGACGAGCTCGGGCAGCACTATGTGTTCGAGTTCGACGCGCTGACCGAGGACGAGGACGATGGCGCAGTTTAAGGCGGATGGCATCGACGGTCTCGCGCTGACGGTGCAGGAGATCGCAGAGATCCCCGAGGACGTCAAGCGGCAGATGCTGACCGCGGGCGGCGAGGTGGCAGCCGAGGCGCAGCGGCGAAAGATCCGCGCGCTGGGGCTGGTCGACACCGGCAAGCTCGCCGGCAGCATCACGGTCAAGCAGAAGCTTTACGTCGACAGCCGCAAAAATAACGCGCCGGCAGTGCTTGTGCTGCCGAGCGGCTCACGCGGCAAGCCGGTCGTCCGCAAGCCGCGCAAAAAAAGCGCACGCCGCCGCTCGACCAACAATGACGTCGGTTTCATTCAGGAGTTCGGCGCGCCGCGGCGCAACATCCCCGGCAAGCAGTGGATGGCGCAGGCGAACGCCGAGTGCGCCGACGCCGTGACCGCGGCGGAGTTCAGCGTCTATGACGACTGGCTCAAATCAAAAGACCTGTAAGGAGGGCACACAATGGCAAAATATGGCGCATCCTATCTCTATTTCGCGCCGTTCGCGGAGACCGACCCCGACACGAACGCGGCGAAGCTGCCGAAATACGGCACGAAGGTCCACCTTGGCTCGCTCATCACCGTGGCGGACACGGTGAACGTGCAGTCGGCGGAGATCAGCGGCGACAACGCGGTCGAGGACCGCGTGGACGAGGTCGCGGATTACGACGTTTCCACCTCCGTGACGGAGCTGGAAAACGCGGTTGCAGCCGCGGTGTTCGGCTCCAATCTGAGCTCGGACGGCGATCTGAGCTACAGCTTCGACGACGAGTCCCCGCAGGGCGGCCTCGGATTGATCTCGAAGCGAAAGTACAAGGGCAAGGTGTTCTACAAGGGCATTTTCTATCCCAAGGTGCAGGCCGTGCGACAGGGCGTGACCTACAACACCAAGGGGACATCGATCCAGCTGACGGGCGACGACCTGAGCTTCCACGGCACGGTGCCTGCCTGCCGCAAGAGCAAGATCGAGTCCAAGGCCCTTGACACCGAGGCCGCGGCGCAGGCCTGGATCGACAGCAAATTCACAGAAAGCGCGAGCTGAAACAAACGGGCGGGGACCTTTCTCCGCCCGTTTCCGGCATAGGAGACAAATATGCGAAAGACCGAATGGAAACTCAAAGGGCACACCTTCACGCTGTGCCTGAACGCCGCGGCGCTCACGGACATCTATGACCGCTTCGGCACGGAAAAGGATATCCCCGACCTCTACCGCGGCAGCGACAAGGCGAGCTTCGACGCGCTGTGCTGGCTTTTGTGGAAGCTGAGCGAGCAGGGCGAGCTCGTGCGGCGCTGGGAAGGGCTTGATCGGCGGCCCATCGTGCCGGAGAGCTATTTCCGCGCGAATATGGCCCCGTTTGACGCGCTGGACGCGAGGCGCGCGCTCAGCGCGGTCTATGAGCAGGCTTTCCGGCGCGACCGCGACGAGGACGACGAGGAAGAGGAAGTTGACCTCATTTTGCAGGAGCTTCAAAAAAAAACGAGAATTTAGCGCTGCTGCTGCGCCAGGTGGGCACGCAGCGATTGCATCTGAGCCTGCGCGAGACGATGATCCTGACGCCGGGAGAGCTCGTTGATCTCCTCGCGCTGGAGGCGCGCAGAGTCCCCCGGGAAAGGAGCTGGGAGTAAGTGGCCACACGCACCATCGCCACGCGGCTGACGCTGGAGGGCGAGAAGGAATACAAAAAGGAGCTCGGCAAGGTCAACCAGGAGATCGGGCTGCTGAGCGACAAGATGAAGCGCGCCGACGCGGAATTCCGCGGGCAGGCGAACAGCATCGAGGCTCTGACCACAAAAAACGATCTGCTGCGCGAGGCGCAGCAGAAGCAGATCGACAAGATCGCCAAGCTGCAGACCGCCATTGAGGACTGCGGCGAAGCCTATGGCGAAAACGACGAGGCCGTCATGCGCTTCAAGCGGCAGCTGGAAAAGGCGGAAACCGACCTCATTGACCTCAACGACGAGCTGAGCTCCAACGAGCGCTACCTCGACGAGGCCCGCACGAGCGCCGACCGGTGCGCCAAGAGCATCGACGAGTACGGCAAGCAGGTCAAGGACGCGGCAAAGGCCACCGACGACTTCAACGGCGCAGGCGGCGGCAAGGGCGGCATCGGCAATCTGATCGGGCAGCTCGGCAGCCTCAAGAAAATGCTCGTCGGCGGCGCGGTCGTCGCGGGACTCAAGGCGACGAGCGACGCCATTATCGGCATCGTGGACGAGACCGAGGAATACCGCAAGATCATGGGCACGCTGGAGGCCAGCTCGCAGGCGGCGGGCTACACAGCCGAGCAGACGGCGGAGTCCTACGAGTATCTCTACGGCGTGCTCGGCGACACGCAGACCGCGGCGACGACGGTCGCAAACCTGCAGGCCATCGGTCTCGCGCAGGACGACCTGCGCGATATGATCGACTCGGTCATTGGCGCGTGGGCGACCTACGGCGACTCCATCCCCATCGACGGCCTCGCCGAGTCGGTCAACGAGACGATCCAGGCGGGGCAGGTCACGGGCACCTTTGCCGACGTGCTCAACTGGGCGGGCGTGAGCGAGGACGAGTTCAACGCGAAGCTCGCCGCGGCGAACGATTCCGCCGAGCGCGCGCAGATCGTGCTCAACCAACTCGCCAATCAAGGCTTGCCGGAAACCGCCAAGGCATGGCGCGACGCCAACGAGGACATCGTGGCCTACAACGAGTCCCAGTTGAAGCTCGATAAGGCGATGGGTGAGCTCGGCGAAACGCTCGCGCCGGTCGCAGCGGGCTTGAAGGACGTTTTTGCCGAGGGCGTCTACGCGGCGGCGGACGCGGTCGCGTGGCTGATCGAGAAGATCCAGACGGCCATCAACTGGCTCAAGGATCTCAACGACCGCATTTCCAACAGCGAGGAATGGAAGGAGTTCACGGCGGCGGAAAGCACGCCTGCGAGCGACTACCAGGCGCTGCTCGACAGCTACAAGATCGACGGCAGCCATGCCGAGGGCCTTTACCGCGTGCCCTACGACGGTTACGTCGCCGAGCTGCACCGCGGCGAGCGCGTGCTCACGAGCGGCGAGGCGGACGCCTACAACGCCCTCGAGCGCTACGGCGGCACCGGCCGCACCATGACCGCGCAGGACTTCCGCGCCTCGCTCGCGCAGGCGGTCAATGCGATGGCGGCGATGAATCGCGACATGAAGGTCACCGTCGTGAGCACCATGAATGTCAACGGAAAGGAGTTCTACCGCGAGACGATCGAGGACCTGCGCACCGTGAACCGCTCGACGCCGGAGGTAGGTGAGACTGCATGAAGAAAGTACGGACGACACAGCTCATCCTGGACGGCGTGGCGCTGCCCTATGTCTCCGGCGACCGCTACAGCGCGCATCCGGCGACGCTCAGCCGGCAGGTCGAGATGATCTCCGGCCGCGTCGTGAGCGAAGAGCGCGGCAAGGTCTGGCGCATCACCTACAGCGCCGACTACATCGACGACACGACCTGCCGCGCGGCGCTCGCGGTCCTCCGCGCCGGCACGCCGTTCA